TTCCCCTCTCCTCTCTTCTTCGTTGGGTGGCGTCGGCCACGAGATCTCCGTCGGGAAGCCGGCCTGCGCCGTGACGTCGCGCAGCGCCTGGCGGTAGGCGCGCCAGGCGGTCAGCTCTTCTTCGGTGAGGTCGGCATCCAGCAGCTGCGTCCAGTCGCATGCCACGAGACGCTGGTCACGGTCGGCCCGCGCGCGACGCGCCAGGTCGTCCACGTCTGGCGGGGCCTCCCACGGCACCACCTCGAGTACGTCCAGGTCGACGCGGCACGTCGCCGCATCGAACAGGCCCTCCATCGCAGCGCAGCCCGCCGGGGTGTTCATCGGCAGCCAGCTCGCGGGCCCGGAGAACCGCCCGGAGACGAACTCGCCCGTGTCCTCGCGGTAGAAGCTCCACGTCTTCATCGGTTGAACACCTCCACGGTGATGCGCACCGCGCGGTACTCGATGCCGGCGCCCGCCGGGTTGGGCGACTGGCCGCCGTGACGAAGCACGGCTTCGTACGTCACGCCACCGACTACATCGAATTCGCCGAACACTGACTTGCTGGTCAGGGTCGTGTTCTGCGTGGTGCGGGAGCCGGCCTCACTGCCGGTGGACCAGCGCAACAGGCAGATGGACATGTAGCCGTTGTCGGCGGTCGATCCTGCGTTCAGGCCGACGCTGTCGAACGTCATGGTCAGAGTCGCCCGGCAGTCGTACGCCGGCGTGAACGTGAGCGTGTCGACGTCGACGGGCGAGCCAAAAGAGCGCGCGCCCGCGGTCGAGACGAACTCGGCCGCCGAGCTGACCGAGCCAGGCGCCATGTTCGGCGCGTCGATCAGCGGCGGCGATGAAACGACGTGTCCCATCTGGACTGCCCAGGCGCCCCTGACCCCGAGCGTGTTGATGGCGCGCACTCGGAAGAGGTAGTGCTCCCCGGCCTTCAGCCCCACGATCGTCGTGCTCGTGGCGTTGCCCTGCTCGAAGACGCTCGACCAGTCGCTGTCGGTCACCCCTGAAGGAACTGACAGCACGTACTGCACCTCGATCTGCCCCGACTGGCGAACCGCCTCGCCCACCACCGGGTTCCAGCTGACCTGCACGCGGGTCACCGGCCAACCATCCTCGAGGACCGTCGTGCCGCTTGCCACCGACACACCCGACATCTGCTCGACCACCCAGGGCAGCGGCAACGTGGTATTGGGCAGCGCGTCCAGCACGTTGAGACCGCTGTAGACGTTGTAGATCGACGCGCCGGTTTCCTTCAGCACGACCTCGGGGCCGTCCTCGATCGAGTACTTCCACTCGACCACCTCGAACGCCTTGCCCGCCATCGCGGGGAACGGGAGGGTCACGGTGCCCACGTCGAACAGCTGAAGCGCGAACCCCTTCATGTTGAGCGCCAGCTGCACGATCATCCCGTCCCGGGAATCGCGCAGCTGCACGCCGGCGATGTGCTGCGCGTGCACCACGCGAGTCACGCCGGCCAGCTGCATCTCGCGCGTGAGCTTCTCCCCGTCCGCGGTGATGTACGTGCTGCTGCTGACCTCCGGAGCAGGCGTCGGCGTGTAGGAGATGGCCGTCGCCGAGGCCGGGTTGCCCGTGTAGCCGGCAGCATCCGCGAACGACGCGCGAACGGTGTTGAACACTTCCGTCCGCGGCGCGTCCTTGACCACCAGCAACGGCTTGCGCCCCGACAACCAGGTCTCGTCGAGCGCGAACACCGGAGGCCTCCAGACGCCCGCCACCACGGCGACCTGGCCGGTCGACCAACCCCACTTCCCGGCCATACTTTCGACCATGTCCTGGAAGTAGTCGTCGGGCCTGTCGCCCCCCATCTTGCAGACGATCCCGCACTGGTAGAGCGGCCGGGCCTGGATGCCGGCGGTCGTTTGGAAGTAGGTCAGGACGTCACACGCGTTCGCTGCAGCCGTGAACATCGGCTCGATCAAGTCACCCGAGACCGCGCCACCGCCGTACTGGTACAGCGCCCAGTCGCGGGAGATCAGCGACGGGTTCTCGGTCCAGGCGACCACGCTGGTGCGGGTGTCGAGCACCTTGGCCCCTCGGAGCACAGCGCTGACCTGCGGAACCCCGGTGGGGAAAGCGTCCTGGTCATAGAGCAACTCGACGGCCAGCCCGGCGATGCCCTGGCCCTTGTCCGAGTCCTTGATCAACGAGGGGAAGCGGGACTTCAGCAGCTTCGAGACGTCCTGACCCGGCGCGCCCTTGTACTTCCACACGCGCGCCTTCGACGAGAAGACCACATGCTGGTATGAGATGGTCCAGGTGCCGTCCTGCACGCCGGACAGCGACACGTTGTTGCCAGCCACAACAGGCACCGCAGTGAGCGTAGATTCGTCGAAGGAAAGCTGCGCGAAAACTGAGTTCGCCGCCGGCGTGTAGGGCAGCACCACCGAGCCCGAACCGCCCGTCACGACCAGCGACGCCGTCTCGTTCCTCAGATCGTTGCGCCCGAAGGGCTCGTTCTTGACCCAGTAGCCAACACCCGCGCCGCCGGCAACGGTGACGCCGTCGGGCTCGAGCGTCAACGGCTGGTCGCCGAAGTACACCGTCTCGATCTCGTCGACCTCGTGCCCCGCCAGCGAGACGAACAGCGTGTAGTACTCGCTGTGGACACCGTGCGTGCCCTTGAACAGCACGCCATCGCAGTTTCGCGTGCGACCATAGACGCGCGCTCGCGGGCCGTCCGCGGTCGACGTCATGACAAGACGGTCCTCGAGTGATTCGTTGAACTGCCGCAGCGCGGCGCGTCGCATCGAGCGTTGCTTGCGAGAGTTCTCCGCGGCGCTGGCGATCGAAACCGCGATCGCGATCACCTGCCCCCACGTCAAACCCCAGATCGCTGGCGCGGCCAGAAACGGCATTCAGTCCTCCTTCACCATGCGCCAAGCACGAACGACGCGCTCGAGACCCACAGAGGCCAGACCGCGAGGACCAGGCGCCAGCCATGCGGCGCCCATGCAGACGCCGAGACACGGATCACCTTCGTTGTCGATCAGGCCCACATCGCCCGGCTGCGCTAGAGCGGGAACGATCTCAGGGCCGAGCACCGCTGCGGCCGCGTCGGCGAGATCGCCGAAGCCTCGAAGCAGGCGCGCCGCCTCACGAGCGGTCGCGTACTTGCCACGCACGTGGGCGGCAGGGTCGTGCCCGGTGCAGGCCCGCACGCAGTCACCCACCCACAACGCGCAGTCGAGACGCCCCCACCCGAAAGGTTGCGTCAAGCGCTCCGCCACGCAGGCCTCCAGACGGAGCTGCCAGTCAGGAAGGCGCGCGATCATTTGCGGAAGTAGCTGGCAGCCGGCCACGTGTCCTCGTGGGTCGACTGGTACTGGATGTACTGCAGGAAGGTGTCCCCCGGGTAGAGGCGCTGCTGATCGTCGTCCGTGTAGAGCAGCTGCTTCGGGCGTCCGAAGGTGACGCCACGGTGCTCCGCGGTCGTGTTGATCTCGCCGGTGGCATCCCCGAACAGCAGAGGCATCTGGTCCAGCGTGCCGGTCCACACGATGGGCGCGTCGAGGACCGTGAAGTCGACGCTTGAGACGATCGCGTTTCGAAGCACCACCCGCTTCCCGCGGATGGGCTCCTGCATCGCGATGCTGACCAGGTCGACGGACACACCGCTCAGCGTGAACTGCAGGTTCTTGTACTCGCCCGGGCTGTCGTCGACCTCGCCCACCGCGCCCAGGTTGCCCAGGCCGGTGTACTCGTTGCCCTCGAACACCAGCGCGAACGGAGCCGAGCAGAACCGTACGGTCTGGGTCAGGTACATCTCGACGAGAGCGGCCTCGCGCACGTTGCCGCTCTCCATCGCCGCCTGAGCGGCGGGGTTGATGGTGCGCATCAGGCCGCCTCGAGTGCTGCAAGTCGGGCTTCGAAGCCGCGTGCGATGAACATCAGCAGTTCATCCGGGCGGAAGGAGTAGCGGTTTCCGGCGGGGATGACCTTCGCCGGCTCGACCTCGACCTCGAACGTCCGCACGAGGGGCGCGCCGAGCTCGTCGAGCAGCCCGGTGTCCTCGGTCCGCGTCTCCACTCGTGCAGGCGTCTGCACTTCGTCCCACTCGTCGTAGCAGATGAAGCCATACCCCATCGGATCGAGGCCGTACCGCTGCATGACCTCAATCGCCCGCTGCACGGTCATCCCGATGTGCTCGCGCGCCGCGTCGCCCTTGGTTGCAACGGCCTCGAGGAAACGGTACGCGCCGATTTCCTTCGCCAGGTCCTTCGCGGCTCGCAGCTCGCTGTCGTCCAGCGGACGCACGGCTGTCTTCTCGCGCGCGTCGGACGTGTTGATCGTCCCTGACCCCGCATAAAAGGTCGACCAGCGCTTCGATGCCGTCCCAAAGGTCTGCGTGTTGTCCGCGCCAGCGGAGACGTGCCCGGTCGATTCGATCACCAGGCGGTTCGCGTCGTTCGTGGCAAGTACGAGCGGGAAGGCACCTGACCGGTAGACCGTCATGGCGTAGGCCACCCCGGTCAGACTACCCGTGCTGCTGTCGTGCCCCACGAATCCGTTCCCGTTGTTCGTGAAGCGCACAAGCGCCGAGTTGGTCGTGGTCGACGGGGCGATGCGGATTGCCGCGTCGGCCTTCACGACGTCGACGGCATAGGTGGGGCTCCCGCCAATGCCCATGTTTCCCGAGGTGTCCACGCGCATCCGCTCCACGCCGTTTGACACCAGGATGAAGGGGTGATTGCTGAACGTGCCGGCATAGCCGGCGGTGGACCCTGCGGCCTGCATGGCAATTCGGACGCCGCTTGCATCCGTGCTGCGTGTCGAGATGATGTTGGCCGAACCGGCGCCCGCCACAGCGAACTTGTCGCCGCTGGGAGCGCCACCGAGCCCGAGGTTCGACCCGGCGATGGTGAACAGGTTCAAGAGCCCGTAAAGCTCAGTGAACATTGGATCGAGGTCGGTGCCGGTGTTCAGCGCCGACTTGCCGCCGAGGAGGATCTGTGCCATGCGGATTCCTTAGATTCGTTCGATCAACTCGAGGGCCGCGCCCTCGTGCATGCCAGGCCGGTGCACCACCGGCACACCCTCTCCGCGAAGCTCAAAGTCCGCGGTGGGCTTGTCGATCACCACCGGGGTCAGCGCCGGCAGGGCCTTGCGCAGGCGCGGGAGGAACTCGACCGTCGCCAGGCCGTTCGCGTCGAACACCGCGCGAGTCATCGCGCGGACGAGCTGCCCGAGGCCGAGCATGTCGCCAGCCTCGATGGTCTTGCCCGGCTCATTGCGCATCTGCACGGTGTTCGCGCCCTGCGGCGCCGGTGCCGTCACCTGCGGTGAGCGCGAGATCACCGTGACCGGCTGCAGCGCGGCGTTGACCACCAGAACCGGCTGCAGCGCCGTGTTGACGACGCTGACGACGCCGCCCGCGGTGATCGTCCCGAGCGGCTTCGGGCGCTGCAGGTTCCACAACGTGATCAGGTTGACCGGCCCCAACAGGCGGTCGAAATAGGCCTCGCGCTCGCCGGCCAAGATTGGGTCGTTGCTCGGCGGCAGGTCGAACGACATGACCCACACCTCGCCGAGCAGGTCGATCGTCTGCACAGTCGGGGTGTAGGGACCGCGGAACGCCCGCACGTTGGGCTGCACGCGCATCTCGAAGCGGTTCACACACCAGCCCGAGGGCCACGCGAACTTCATGCGTACCCCCTCTGACCCAGGCTGCGCCGGATGCGGGCCTCGGTCTGCGCGTTCCCGGCCTGCACGGCCGCCTTCACCTGGCCCATGCTCACGCCGTCGCCCACCACGATGGTCTGCCCGCTGAAGTCGAAGCTCGTGCCCATGCCCGCCCCGCCAGCGGCCGGGTTGTACTTCTTCGGCACGATGGCCTCGCCCTCGTGAAGCGCAGCGACGAAACCGTCGTAGGGCACGTAGTTCGTACCCGTCGCCATCTTCGGAAGCGCGTCGAAGAAGCCCTTGTAGTCCCCGTACCCAGCGTTGCCCACGCCGGACCCGGTCCCCGTGGCTCCACCGAAGATGCCCTTCAGCAAATCGCCGAACCCGTTCCCGCTCGATCCGAACAGCGCTTCGTTCAGTCGGGCCGCCAGGGCTTGCGCGGTCATCTTCTGGATGAGCTGCAACCACATCTGGCCGATGTTCCTGAAGTTGCCGCTGATCGCCTCTTCGAGCGTGTTGCCGAGGGCGTCCTGGATGTTCTGCTGGGCACGCTTCGAGAACTCCGACATCGCGTCGACGGCCTCGTTCGCTGACTTCGTCGCGTTCACGAGGTCCTCGTTCGCCTGGTTCATGGCCCGCCGATACAGGTCTGCATCGATGCGGCCAGCCTCGAGCAGCTCATTGAGACGAACCAGGCGTGCAGAGTACTGCTCTACCGGCGTGCGCGTCGCCTCGTAGAGGCCCTTCACCTCGTCGGCGATCTGCTTCTGAGCAGCAGCCAGGCGTTTGGCGCTTTCCTCTTCCGACTTCTTCTGCTGCTCCAGCGCCTTGCCGGCGTCGACCTGCTTGGCCACGGCGATCAGCTGCTCTTTCTGGGCCGCGCTGATCACCTCGACGCGCTTCTGCTGGATGTCGGCCAGGACCTGCTCGACGGTGCTGAGTTCCTTGGTGCGCTCGAGCTGCTTGTTCAAGCCGTCGAGGTAGCGGTCGAAGGCCGCCTGTCGCTTGGCCGCTTCGCCGTTGTCGGTCTTGGGCAGCTCACCCACCGACTCGCGAGGATCGACCAGCGCAGGATTGATCTTGCCCCGGCCGCCTTCGACGCCCGTGGTCAGCTTGTAATAGGCCGCCTGCAGCTTCTTGTACTCGGCCACCTTGGCGTCGAGCTGCTCCGCGATGGCCGTTGCGTCGGTGGCGATGTTGCCGAGAGAACTTGCGCCGAAGAGGCGCTCTCTGAACGACTTGCCCGACGCGGCCAGATCCTTCGACAGCGACTCGATGTCGGACTGGAGCAGCTTCAGCTGCTTGCGCTGCGAATTGCCCTCCCAGTCGAAGGCGAGGTTTCCGAACGTGTCGAGCGCCGACTTCAGCCCCTTCTCGTTGAAGGTCTTGAGTACGTCGTTCAGGGCAGGCAGATACGCCGTGGTCACAGAACGCGCGACGTCGAGCACGTTCTTCTGCATCGCGGAGAGCTGCTTGTTGAAGTCCTCCGCCGCCTGAGTCTGGTCGCCGGTGGCCTTCGCGTTCAGCTCGCCCTGCTCGGCCAGGTCTTTCAGGAACGGCGCCGCGTCCTTGATGGACTTTCCGAACAGCTCCTGCACGATGCGAGCCTTGTTGCCGTCGTCGGCGAACTGCGTCAGCGCCACCGCCGCTTGGCGCAGGGCCTCCGCCGGGTCCAGTTGCTTGAGCGCGGCCACGTCCAGGCCGATGGCCTTCAGCGCTTGGGACACCGCGTTCTTGCCGTCGGCCTCCTTCAGGACGTTGTTGAACTTGACGAGGATGCCCGACACGTTGTCCAACGTCGTTCCGGTGCGCAGGGCCACGTCCTCGAGGGCGCTGATGTTCTCGATGCTCGAGCCGGTGGCGTCAGCCACGTCGTTGAGCGCGTCGAGGCCATCGATGACCTGCTTGCCGAAGTACAGAGCCGCGGCCCCCGCCGCTGCGAAGGACGCGCCGATCACCTTGCCGAGGTTCTCGGCCTCCTTCTGCAACTCCTTGAAGCGCTTCTCTGCCGCCTTCGTCGAGCGGTCGGTGTCGGTGTCGAACGAACCCGTGCGCATTAGCAGGTCGATGATGATCGAGCCAGCTGACATCTCAGACTCCCATGCCCGGCGGCTTGACGCCGAAGGCCTTGAACGTTTTCATGTCCGCCTCGCTGAATTGAGCCGACATCCAAGGCGTCGGGTGATCGTCGCGCTGGGCGAGCCAGTCGAGCTTCACGTCCATCTCACCTCCCCCAATCGTTTGCGCGACTAGCGCCGCGGGGCGCTGGTACCGGTGGAAATCGTCGAATGGGTACCGCGCGTAGAAGCGGGCCCACGCGTGGTACTCGTCCATTCCCATTCGGGTCTGCAGTTCGCGCACCGTGCATCCCCCGATGGCCAGCGTCAGGACGTGCCAGAACCAGCGTCCGTCGCGGGTGTCGAAGCTTTTTTTTCGCCGAACCCGTTGATCTCGAGGACCCGCTCGAGGATGGCGCCCGCCGCGGCCGGCTTCAGCTTCATGGCGCGCTCGAACGTCATCGACGGCTTGCCGTCCGGTTCGCACACGCTGGCGGCGATGAGGCGCGCGATGCTCCCCTCACGGACCGATTCGTCCTTGGAGCGCTCTGCCTCCTGGAACGAACGGAACTTCGAGGCCGGCAGCTCGCGGAAGAACAGCGTGTGCTTCTGCCCATCCGGCAGTTCCACCTCACGCTCGTGGACGGCGTCGCTGATGAAGAGTGAGTCGTCCATCATCAGGTCGGCGTCGGGCCGTTCCAGTTCCACTTCACGGTGCCGCTGCGCTGCAGCGTCAACGTGCCGCGCACGATCTCGTTCGTCGCGATGTCAATGTTCACGTCGGCGATGTACGCCTCGAACTCGGCGGTGGTGCGCAGCGGGCTCGCAGGCGGCACGAAGGCGTCGTCGCTGTCGAGGGTCGGCACCGCAACGCCATCGCTCAAGCCGATGAGCCACTGCAGGTTCCGGCCGTCTTCCTTCAGCTCGAACAGGTCCTGGTGGCTGAAGTTGCTCGGGATGAAGTTGAACGGCACCGACACTTGCCCCGGGTTGCCCAGGCCGCGCTTGAAGGTGCGCTCCTTCGAGTCGAGGCACGTGTCGTCCAGTTGGTCGGCGGCGCCGCCGAGGCCGCTGATGCCCGTCGGGCAGGCCATCTTGATGACCGACGCATCGGTCACGAGCGGGTTCACGAAGAACAGCTCGGTGCCTTGCGTCTTGAGAGTTCCGATCGTCATGATCTTCCTTCCATGAAAAAGGCCCGCTCGAGGCGGGCCACGTTGCTGATTTCGGTGCGGCTATGGCCCGGAGCGGGGCAGCAGCCAATCGAACTGGAGGCCGATGCGGAAGAGCCGCGTCTCCGGCTCCCAGTCGTCGATCGGGATCGAGGTAAGGTGCGCGTGCGGTTCGACCGCATCGCGCACGGCGGTGGCGAGCGCCTCCACGCCCGCGTCGTCGCGATGCCAGCAGTCGATCTGCACCGTCGCGCGATCGACCGGAGGCAGACCGCTGAGCTGGTTCTCGGGCACGCTCGACAGCAGGAACCACGTGATGTAGGGCGCCTTCGCAGACTGGCCCGCCACGTTGTGCCGGCGGATGCCGCCGGTGGCCATCGCGCCCACGGGCGAGGCCATGAGAGTCTGGTAGACGGGCGGAAGCATCACCGGCGCCCTTTCATCAGACGCCTGACCGTGCGGTCGAGCTGCCGCAGCAACTCGGCCTGCGTGGCCTGGATCGCTTCGCCGGCCTTCGACTGGAACGCCGGCCGGAGCCAGGGCTCGGCCGGCTGCTGGCTGCTGCCGTACTCCAGCAGCTGCGCGGTCTTGAGGGTCGTCACCGCGGCGGCTCGCTTGGCCTTCCTGCCTTCGGCGCTACGCTCCGCCGCACGGTTGTAGGTCTTGCGGCGCACGCGCACCAGATAGCGCTCGCCCTTCCCATCGGTAGGAGCCTTGCCACGGGTGACCACCAGGTTGTTCAGCAGCAGGCCCGTGCTGTGCCGCTCACCGTCGTCGGTGGCATTCGCCACCGAGGCCTGAAGGTTCGTCTTCGCCTGACGCAGAAGCACCTGCGCACCCTTGCGCAGCGCGGCCTTCACGGGGCCGCCGCGCTTGCTGACCATCTCGGGCGGCAGCCGGCGAAGCATGTCGAGCACGCCGTCGAGGCCTTGCATGCGCATCTCGAACTTCACAGTGGGCTCCCGGGCTCTCGCATGGCGCCGGCGGGCGCGCCATCGAGATCGACTGAAGGCACGTCGACCTGCTCCTCGGCGATGAGCGCCTCGGCGATCGCCTCGATGGCCAGACCCTGCGCGACCTGCAGGCGCTCCACGCGCAGCACGGCGTCATGCACCTCACCCAGGCGGCGCAACACGGCCATGAGATCGTCAGCCATGGTTCACACCCTCCTCGCACATCAGCGTGAAGTGATGGCGGAACGTCGGGTCGGGCAGTACCGCCTTGATGTTGTAGATCGCCCCCCCGTGGAGCACGCGCATCGTCGGCAGCACGTCGTCATCGTGGCGGATGGTGATGCGCGTCGTGACGCCGGCCTGCAAGGCCTGCGCCGCGACGAACTCGCGGCCGCTGTGTGGCGCCACCTCGGCGGGCACGGCATTGCGGAACGGGAGCCAGTCGATGCGGACGGCACCGGTCTCGCTGCTGACCAGCACCTCTTCGGGCCGCTCGATGTCGACGCGATGGCGCAGCCGCGGCGCCAGGTTGTTCTTCCAGGCCATCAGGCCCCCCACCCCATCCGGTACGGCGCCCACAGCGCCTCGGCGCCCTTGCGGTACGACGCCCGGTCCTGCGGGTCGCCTTCCCAGCCAGCCTGGACCATCAGGATGATCCCCTCGACGACGTCCGGCGCGACGGGATCCTCGCTGCTGGGCACGTCCTCGCTGACCATCTCGCTCGGGCAGTCCGAGGTGCCCGGGTAGTCGACGGGCAACGTGGGCAGCTGCGAACGGCCGGTGTAGCGCAGGCACTCCTGCTCGGCCGAGCGCAGACGCCGCTCGAGGTCCTCGTCGTCGTGGTCGTGCGTCACGCGCAGCGCGCGCTTGACCACGTCGAGCGAGATGGTGGTGGCCTGGTTCACGGCGCAGTCCTCCGACGGAAGGCGAAGGTTTGGATGTCCTCGCGGCCCGCCGACTGCTCCATGTCCGTCTCGCCGGCCAGGTCGAACCCGTGCCGCTCCATGAACGCCACGAAGCCATCGCGCGTGAAGTACAGGCAGTGCTCGTCCTTGCGGAAGTGCTTGGAGCGGCGAATGTGCGCCGCGTCGGCGAAGATCGGCAGCGACACGAACGCCCAGCGCGTGACGTTTCCCAGCAGCATGGCCGGGTCGTGGATGTGCTCGAGCGAGTCCCAGAAGGTCACGGCCTCGAGCGGCCCCGTGTAGGGGTTCCAGAACCAGCCGAACTGCTGCAGCCAGTCCACCGCCCGCGGGTTCACGTCGAATCCGAAGTGCCCACCGTCCTCGACGAATCGGCCGCCGCCGATGCCGATGTCGCACACCCGGCCGGCGTAGAAGTGCCGCACCCAGGCCTGGCGCATCGTCGTCAGCATCTCGCCGCACGGCGTCCGGTCCATCACGCGGTAGCGCTCCCAGTACGCGTCATCGTAGGGCTGCTCCTGCACGGGGTAGTACCCCATGCCCAGCTCCGGCAGCCACACGAGCTGCCCATCGGCGAACGCTTCGAGCCCCTGCAGGTTCATGTCGGAATCGCCTCCACCTGGTCGGCCATCAGCGCGGCGAAGCGCTCGACGGCGTCGTCGAAGTTCGTGATCGTCTTGGCGCAGGTGTGCGCCCGGTCGTTGCACATACAGAACCGGTCGGGCATGGCCTGCACGATGCGGCTGCTGTCCATCCTGGGATCCAGCAACCGCTGCGGTCCGTTCACCGCGCCCCAGCCGCCGTAGACCAGCAGCATCGGCACGCGGTAGGCGATGGCTGCCGGCAGCAGCCAGCCCACCCCGCCGACCACGCCGGCCGCACCGGCGACCAGTTCGAGCAGGTCCTCGAGCAGCAGCTCGCCGCCGTGAAAGTGGACGTCTGCCCGCGGCAGTGGCGCGATGCCCCACTCGTTGCGGCCGTCGATGTCGGCCACGCTGATCACCGTGTAGCGGTCGCGCAGCGCATCCACCGCCCGGCACAGGTAGGCCGGGTCCGGGTTGCGCGCGGCCGCGGGCCACTCGCTGCGCACCGTGGCCGGGCGCACGACGATGTAGCGCCCCTCCCTGCGCTCCACGGGCGGCCCGTCGAAGTTCACCGCGGTGCGGTCGATCCCCGCCGATCGCAGCATGCTCTGCAGGATCGTGCCCTTCGTGTCGTAGCCCAACCGGGCCGCTACCGGATGCCGCCGCGGCGCCGCCACCCACGGCAGATCGTCCCGGGCGGCGTTCTTCGCCTGCGTGCGCAGGCGCGTGTCCGGGCGTACGCACTGCACCGGGAGGTCGGCGTACAGCTGCGGCCACGCCGTGACTAGGTGCAGCTCGCCCAGCTGGCGCACCACGGCGCGCTGGTAGAAGTTGTCCCCCAGGCCCTGCATGCCGGTCATCAGGCGCACAGCGCATCCTCCAGGGCCACGCGCGGGAAGCAGTCCAGGACCGTCGCCCGCGAGGCGTTGACCACCTGCATGCCCTCCACCTGTCGCGACACGGCGGCAAACTGAGCGGGCCACTTCGGCATCGAGCCGGCATTGCCGAGGCCCGCCGGGTGGTCGCCGTGCCAGTGCACCAGGCGGCCGACCTTCTGGCAGTCGTAGCCCAGCATCACGACGCGGCGCGCGCCGAACTGGTGAGCCAGCGCGATCGCGGCGGCGCCCGAGTTCTGCACCGGCGGCGTGAACCGCACCTTTTCCACGCCGGCCACCCCCGCCGCCGGCGTCACGGCCGCGCCGCGGAAATCGCGGACCACTTCGTCGCGGTGCATCACGTGCCAGGCCCGGTCAACGAAGATGAGGACGTCGGCCCAGGGGGCGGCCCGGAACGTCGTGTTCGTGACGACGACGAACCGCTGCTCGCCGCCGTCGCGCCACCGGCGGACGCGCGCGAGGTCCGCGTCGTTGAGACTGGGGCCGCTGGCGAGGCAGACGACGTCTGCGCCCTGCCAGCGGCCAGCGCTTTTCCCTCGCGGGCACCTCCAGGCGGCGGCGCGGCCGAGGCGCCCACCCGCACGAGACCACGCAGCGCGAGGTCGCGCGCCAGCGATTCCGGCAGGTGGACGCCGGACTGGCCCGCCACGAGGTTCATGGCCCCGTGGACGAAGTCGCCCAGGATGTCACAAGGGACGCGCATCACGTCGCTCCCGATCAGTTCGGCAGGTTCGTGTTGCGGATGAAGGCCTCGGGGCGGTACACCGCCGACGCCAGGCGCTCTTCGCCACGGATCGTGATCATGTTCTTCACGAAGTCGTCTTCGTTCTGCGTCGCGATCACCACGTTGGCTTCCTCGCGGTCGAAGATCTGGGAACCCGCGCGGAACGCGCCCACCAGCGCGGTGTCGATGGACATCGCCTGCGTGGCCACCACCGGGCGGCCCCACAGCACCGGCGCGGCCAGCGATTGCGGGTTGGCGAAGATGTACGAGCCGGTCGTGTCCTTCGTCAGTTCGATCGCCGTCCAGTCCGACGGATGCAGCACGATGCCGTCGGACGGGAACTCGGCCAGTTCCGCCTGCAGCAGCATCAGGCGGATCACGTCGATGCGCGTCTCGGTACCGGGCGGGTCGATCGGCGCGGCGTAGTTCGTGGCCTGGGTGTAGATGCCGTTCAGGTTGTTGCCCACACCCGAGCCCTTGAGCAGTTGCGTCTCCTCGACGAGCGCGAGGCCGTAGCGCAGGCGCGAATCGATGTACGACTGCAGCTGCGGCGCGTCATCGAGGATCTGCTTCGAGGCCTTGATGAAGTGCGCGATGGTGACCACCGGCTGGTTGACCAGGTCGAACTCGATGTTCGACTCGGGCTTCTTCACCGTTTCGGACACGGTCGCCGCCGCGTTCGTCCAGCCGGTTTCCTTCACGTACTGGATCGCGTTGCTGTCCGTGCGGCCCGGGGCCATCAGGTCGCGGATGGTCATGCGGCGCAGGCCCGGCGGCACGATGCCCGGAAGACGCATGGGGTCGACCAGGTCACCGGCACTGCCGATGCTGCTCAGCGCCGCGTTGATCTTCATCGCAAAGCTGGCGTTGCGCGAGCTGATGCCGCCGGCCTTCAGCCACGCCTGGAAGTCCTCGGACGCGACCACGAGTTGGCCGAGGGTCTTCGGCTTGACCTTCTCCCCGCCGCCGCCCTGGGCGAGCACGGCGACCTGCTGCTCGGCCGCCTGCAGGCGGCCCTGCATTTCGCCTTGCTGCAGCAGCACCTTGTCGACGCTCGCGCGGAGCTCGTCGGACATCTTGCCGTTGTTCTTGATGTCGGACAGCGCCTTTTCGGCGAGCGACTTCACTTCATCGCCGATGCGCTTGAGCTCGGCCTGGATCTTTTCGGGGTCAGCGGTTTGCGTGGTCATGGTCATTCCTTCGGATGGAGGTTGAGAGAGAAACCCTTGAGGGCAGCGAGGACCGACTGGTCGCCCGCGGGGCCGGCCGGCTGGCCGGGTTCGGTGGGATCACCCTCACCGCCGCCGGCAGGGTCACCCTTGCCGGACTTGAACTCGCTGATGAGGCGCAGGGCCTCGGACTTCGGCATGCCGGATGCGCGCAGCGCAGCCTCGATGCGGCGGACAGCGGAGGCGGACGCCTTCGCGCCCTTCTGCTCGACCTGGTCTGACGGCAGCAGTTCGTCGGCGAAGCCGTCCTCGACGGCCTGAGAGCCGCCGATCCAGCTCTCCGAGTCCATGAGCTTCGCGATCGTTTTCGAGTCTTCGCCGGTGCGCGCGGAGTAGATGTCCGCCATGGCAGCGTCGAACGGTTCCAGCCACTCGGCGAACTCGCGCAGATCGTTGCGGTTCCCCGCGGCCACGACCCAGGCGTTGTGGATCATGAAGAACCCGGCCCGCGCGATCTGCACGGTGTCGCCGGCCATCGCGATCACGGAAGCAGCGGAGGCGGCCAGGCCGAGCACCTTCACCGTCACCTCGCCCTCGTGCTCGCGCAGGAGGTTGTAGATGGCCAGACCTTCGAACATGTCCCCGCCCGGCGAGTTCACGTTGACGGTGACAGGGCCCTTCCCCATGGCGCGCAGCGCGCCAGCGACGCGCTTGGCGGTCACGCCCTCGCCGCTCCAGTAGTCGTAGCCGATCACGTCGTACACGCTGATGGTGCGCTCGGTGTCGTCACCCGCGGCGCGCACGCCGGCGTGCCAGCGGTCGAACGCCCGTGGCAGGATCTCGCTGCGCACGCCGCCGCTCAGCCGGCCTTCGCGGGCGGCTGGAAGTTTCCTGATGGACATGTGGGTCTCCCGGCCTACGCGGCCTTGTCGTTGGGTTGGCTCGGGCCGCCGAGCCACTGCCTGAGCGCCGCTCGCGCGGCGCCGGCGTCGTCGGCCTGCCCGATGTCGTCCAGTGGCGCCATGGAGGTCTGCACGGTGAGCACTGCGGCGTTGCCGCCCATCGGCTCTCGGTCCTCCAGCTCGCGCACCTCGTCGCGCGTGAACACTCCGTTGTTGACCATCGTCGAGTAGAACGACGCGCGGCCGGCGCTGTCCGCGCGCAGCAGGCCCTCGACCGAGAACTTCGCGTAGTAGCGCGTGCGGTCGGCCGGCGTCAGCAGGTCCTTGTCGATGGCCTGCTCGATGCGCTTGAGCCACGGCGCCAGCGTGAACGTCAGGAAGCCGATCATCTGCTGCTCGATGCCCGAGCCCCAGCTCGTCGACTTCTCCGAGTGGCCTACCATCGAGGGCGGCACGCGGAACCAGCGGCAGATCTCCTCGACCGAGAACGAGCGCGACTCGAGCAGCTGCGCGTCCTTCGGGTTGATGCCGATCGTGCCGACCTCCATCTCCGCCTCGAGGATGGCTGGCCGGCCCGCGTTCACGGCGCCGGACAGGCGGTTCTCGATGAACTCGCGCGCCTGGTCTCGCTGCTTGTCGCTGAGCACCTTCGGGTACTTGAACCAAGTGGTCGGCATCAGCCCGCGCCGGAACGTGCTGCTCGCGACGTTGTCCGCCGCCAGCGCCGCGCCGAAGACGTTGGCCCCGTACGCGACCACCGACACCCCGGTCTTCCCGTCGACCGAGAACCCCGGCAGGGCCCAGACGCGCGACGTCGGAATCGTCCGCTGCGTGCCGTCGTCGCCGATATAGCGGTACTGCTTCGTGCCGTCCGCCAGGCGGGTGATGCTCAGTCGCTTCGGGTCGAGGAACAGCAGGCCGACCAGGCGCGTGCCCACCATCAGGCGTTCCGCGTGGGCCATGCCGCGCAGGAGCATCGCAGCGACCACCGACTCCCAGAACAGTACCGCGGTGCTGTCCGGGTTCGGCTGGTCGTGCACGACGAACTGCAGCGGGTGTTGCTGCGCGACGCGCTTGCCGGCCGACGTGCGTTCGTAGATCGACAGCGGCAGCGTCGAGATCGCCTCGGAGATCAGGCGTGCGCACGCCCACACCGTCGCGATGGTGAGCATCTTGTCGGTCGTCACCGTCACGCCGGCGGACGACGATGCGGCGCTGCCGTCGGCGTAGTAGAACGGGCCGGGGAACCAGCTCGTGATGGCGGCGCGCACGCGGCCGAGGAGCGACGTCTTGCGGGTCATCCGATCACCGGTGAGGAGAAGAACGCGCTCAGGTCCTGGGCCTCGTCATCGGGCACCAGGATGCGACTGAACGCCACGATCAGCGCGATCGCCGCGTCGATCTTCAGTTCGGGCTTCGGCTTGCGCGGGAAGACGTTCTCGTTGCGATCCTCCACGCACTCGACGTTGCTGAGCATCCACAGCGCCGGCGGGTCGTCGGCCATGTGGAAGCGGCCACCGTCGATCAGCGCGGCGATGGTCTTCATCGGGCCGCTGAGGTGGCGGGTCTGCATGGGCACGTCCACCACCGTGAAGCCGGACTGGGTGAGCGACGGCGCGATCTCGCGGCTGCCCCAGGCGTCCATGGCCACCTCGCGCACGACGTGATGGTCGGCCTCGGCCTCGACGTCCTCCTCGATGCGCTTCAGGTCGATCATGTTGCCCGGCGTCTGGACCACGTGTCCGCCCTGCAGCCAGCCTCGGTAGAGCTCGTTCTCGGGCTTCAGGATCGCGGCCTCGGGCAGCCAGTGGCGCCAGAAGGCGAAGTAGTGCTTCACGCCGTCGATTTCGCGTTCGAACACCTTCGCCTTGCTCGCCACGTCGGTCTTGCTCGCGAGGTCGAGCCCCGCCACGCATTCCTCGCTCGCGAACTGGTCCTCGTGCAGCGTCCTGTCGACGCTCTTCAGCAAGTTCGCCAGGTTGAGCCACGAGTTCGCCGCACCCACCCACTGGTTCAGGTGCTTCGTGCGGAAGATGCTGGCCTTGCGCGGGTCACGGATGGCGGCCTGGTGGTCTTCGAGGAGGGTCTCGGCGTTGACGGAGACGCCCATGTTCGGGTTCGCCTTCGCGAGCACGGCGGGGTCGGTCCAGTCGTCCTCCTTGTCGATCGTGTAGACGATGCCCCACCGGCGCTCGTCCACGGCCAGGCCCTGCAGGATCTTCTCCAGCTCGCCCTGGTGGTGGTGGCACGGGCCGCCGATGTTCACGCCCGCCGTCGTGATGACCAGCTGCAACGCCTGCATGCGCGCGCCCATGCCCGTCGACATCGCGTCGTACTGCTCAGCGGTGGGGTGCTCGTGGTACTCGTCGTGGATGGCGCCGTGCGGGGACGCGCCGTCGCCCGGCTTCCCGATCAGGCGCTCGAACTTGCTGTTCGTGTCCAGCACCACCAGCGCCTTCGCGTTCACCAGCACGCCGAAGCGGGCCCGGAACTCCGGCGTCTTCAGCGCCATCTCGCGGGCCGGCAGGAACACCTCGCCCGCCTGGCGCTCCGTTGTGGCGCCGCTGTAGACCTCGGCGCCATACTCCTCGTCCGCGGCGAAGAGGTACAAGGCGATGACGCCGGCCAGCGCGGACTTGGCGTTCTTGCGCGGCACGAACAGGTCGGCTTTCCGGAAGCGCCGCTTCAGCGTCTCGACATTGATCCAGCCGAAGATGGACGCCAGCGCGAACACCTGCCACGGCTCCAGCCGGATGGTCTCACCAGCGGCGGCCCAGTGCCCCTTCACGTGCGGCATCAGCTCGGCGAAGGCGCAGATGCGATCGGCGGGCCGGTAGTTCTTGCCCGTTCCCTGCTGGGTCATCTCGGGGTTGAAGGCGTACGGGAACGCAGGGTCCGCCGCCGCGGCGCGCTCGAGGTCGCGCAGGTGCCGCTCGCAGGCCAGGCGCACCCAGCGGCACGCGACGATGGCTCCGCCCACCACGTCGCGCGCGTACTTCGTGGCGATCGCGGCGTAGTCCTTCATCGTGCTCACAGTGCGTTGAACCCCGTGGCCGGATGCCCGGCCCCCTTGTCGTCTTCCATGCCCGGCAGGCGGTACTGCGCGTCGTTGCGCGAGGCCACGACGCGCGAGCGTGCGCTCGGGTTCATGCCGAAGCAGGCCTCGGCCTGCTCGACCTGGTGCGCGAGGTCGCGGGCCAGGCGGCTGAGCATCGTCTCGCGCTGGTAGCCCGTGTCGGTCTCGTACACCAGCGCCTTCGACGGGTCGTCCTTGCCGTCGATCAGCAGGCTCTGCGCCGCGCTGATGGACCTCTCTACCTGCTGCCAGCGGCCGTAGATCCGGCAGTAGCGCTCCAGCGCGCTGCGGTCAATCCGGGTCAGCAGGTTCAGCTCGAGCAGCAGCGGCGTGATGCGACGCCACTCGGCCCGGGCTTCCTTGCTGAGGTGCTTCGGCATCGGCGGCAGGCCGACTTCCGGGTGCACGCCGTCCGACAGATCGGCCGCGCGAAGAGGACGCCGCGACGCACCGGTGAATGCGCGGACGTTGTCCGGCATCGGTCGTGGCCCTCGTGCACCCATCGATTCCCTCAGAAAAAAGCTGGAAACTCGCGCGCGTAAAAATCTGTCTCAGCGGCCGGTTTCCGCTGGGGTCTCCCTCGACTTTGGCCCCACCCCCCGGCCCTCATGCACCAATCCGGTGCATCGGCCGCGACCCCTCACCGCCTCGGCCAGGCTCTTCGCCTCGTGGCAGGGGCTGCACAGGGCCTGCACGTTCGAGTCGTCGTCCGCGCCGCCCTCGGCGAGCGGCACACGGTGATCGCGCTCCGTGGCCAGCGTCACGAGGCCCCGCTCGCGACACAGCACACACAGCGGCTCACGCTCGAACAGTTCCTTGCGCAGGCGCTGCAGCTTGCGGCCGGTGATGCGCTTCGTGGCATCGGGCCGCTTGACCCACTGCTCGCGCGGATGGCGGACGCATCGGCCCGAGCCGTCACGCACGAGCGCACCGCACCCGGGATGCGTGCATGGACGGGCAGCAGCAATTGGCATGGGATGAAAAGGGCCCGACAGCGTGAACCGTCGGGCCAGGAGGATGGACAACCGCAGAAACAACGACGCCCGGCGCTGATGAGGCGTCGGGCGTCTGACCGAGGAACCGTGCTTGCACCGAACCCCAGCCTGCCTGAAATCTACCAGTTTGGTCTAATGGGGAAAACTCCTCGCCTACGACGCGCCGGTCCTGAGGCGCTCCACGCGCTCGCGCTCTTCCTGCCGCCGAGCCTGTGCTGCGTGGAAGTGATCGGCCAGAAGCCGGTGCGCCCGGTCGACCCGCGCGTGCATCGTGGCCTTCGAGCAGGCCAGCTTCGCCAGCCGCTCGCGCTCGGTGCCCCTGCCGGTGTAGACCTCCAGCACCGTGTAGCGCAGCTCGCCGGGCAGCAGGCGCACCGCGTCGTCCGTCTCGCGGGCCTCGACACTCGACACCGGGATCACGGCCTCCGCATAGCCCGCGCGTCCGGCATTGGCCGCGCCCAGGCTCACGGCCGCATACCCGAGCAGTCCGCCTCCCGGCATCGCCACCCAGCGCGCCCAGTTCAGCAGGCGATGCTCGATCCACTCAATGCGCGCCATGGGCACCTCCCGGGTCGCGCATCATCAGCAGCGCCTGCGTGGAGGTGACCTGCCGCGCCGCGAAGTTGGCCAGCACCGGATCATCCCAGGGCGTGCCCACGGCAAGCGTGCCCTCCCGCGCGAAGAACCAGCCAGCCTCGGCGCCCACCACGCCGCGCTTCCAGCACAGGTTCACGTGGGCATTTCCCCAGGCCTCTCGCTTCTCCGCCATCAGCCGCGCCACGCCAGGCATGTGTGCCGGCAGCCACGTCCAGTCCCGCTTCTCTTCCGCCATCGTCACCTCGTCGTCGAATCGTTCACCACGACAGTGGGAAGGGTGGGACGCACTTTCCCGAACCACCCTTCCCGCCAGAACCCGCACCAACACTCGCTCTCCGCTCTTTGGGAACAGTGGGAAGAGTCATTTAAAAAGTTCGGCATGCGAGCGCGTGCGCACGCGCATGCATGCGCACACGCACACGCCTGCGCACACATGGGCCGCCTGAAAACCCTTCCCACCCTTCCCACTCGCCGCAAAGCAAGCACTGGCGCGGCTTCGCATGGGAAGGGTGTCGATCCCAGCCCTTCCCAACCCTTCCCGGAACAGGCCGGGTTCCATCACATGGCCCTCCGTGCGTTGCCGAGCAGCGTGTGCAGGGCGGCCTGGAACAGCTTGATCCGCGCGTCCCGCACCTCGGGTTGCGTCACGTCGACGCTTTCTCCCTGCGGGGCAGGCGCGGTGTCATCGCCCGCCGTGACGGACCGACGCTCCCGGTCGGCCGGCACGAAGTAGACGATCCCCTGCAGCTGCGTCGGCTCGCTGTTGCTCCAGTCACCGTCGGCGACGGTCTTGTCGCTGTAGGCCCAGTACCGGGTCTTGCGCTTCTCCGGTGCCCCCAGGCGCTCCAGCTCCTCGCTCATGGTCCGGCCGAAGGCGGTCGAGTTCGCCACAAAGCGCTCGCCGTTGATGCGGCACCACGCCTTGAAGGCGGTGTAGAGGTCGCTGGCAGGACACGTCACGAAGGGCACCCCGGCCACGCCGGACTCCCAGAACTGGAAGAAGCGCTGATCGGGGCTCATCCCGAGCGTGATCAGGTGCATGCGGTCCTTGTTCTGGAAGGGCCGCGTGCGGTTGTTGAAGTCGCCGATGTCGTACCGCAGCAGCCAGTCGAGGAACGCGGCCACGCCGCCGTTGTCCATCTCCTCGAGGATCGCGTCGAAGTACTCGGGCGGCCGCCGGGCCTCGACCCGGATCACGGTGTGCCGCCGGTCCGACTTGTTCAGCAGCACGGGCACCTGCTGGTTCGAGTGGAACTGGAAGTTCGCGAAGTTCGCCTCGGTGCGCAGAGGCATGTTCTTCTCGTTGATCTGCACCGTCTCGTTGACGATCATGTCCTGCAGGATGCCCTGCAGGTGGGCCCGGTCCTGGCGGCTGACCACCTCCTCGGCCACCACGTACATCTGGCCGCTGAGCCAGCCGTTGAACTCGGTCTCGAGCTGCCGCTGCCCGATGCTCCGTGAGTGCACGCCGTAGATCCGCCGCATGATCCCGGCCAGCAGTGACTTGCCGGTCCCCTCCTCCCGGCCGTGCAGCACGAGGGCCGTGTGCATCTTCGTGCCGAGCTTCTGCAGTGGCAGGGCCAGCCAGCAGGCCACCCAGTGGAAAAGCTCGTCGTTCTCCTGGCAGATATTGAAGAGGTGCTCGACGATGCGTGCGCAGCTGGCCGACGGGTCCGGCTTCACGGCCAGGCCGGCGAAGAGGTTCACATAGTCGGGTGCCTGCGACCGGCCCGTCGGATCGAACACCAGGCGGTGCTGGGGCACCATGCGGCGGTTCGGGTGGTCCAGCCACCAGTCCACGAGACGGCCGAACGCCAGCTTCAGGCTCTCGATGCGGTAGACCTGCCGCTCGACCGCGTCCCACACCGTGGTGGTGCCGTATATCAGCGTGAAGCGCGCCAGGAAGTCGTCGCTCTGCGGCGGTGGCTCGCCATCGTCCGACGCGGCCCCGCGCCGGCCCCTGCCGCCCTGCGGGCCTCCGTTCGCGCGCGATTTCTTTAGGCCGCCGTCCTCGAACAGGCGCAGCAAGGCCTCTGCACAGGCCTCCAGGCCGCGACCGACGTGGAAGTCGTTCCAGTCGGTGTCGGGTGTGTCCGTGCCCTCGAACGGAGGCAGGAGCACGAGCGCGCGGTGGCGCTTCGCCGCGGCCACGGCCTTCGCCCGGCCAGCGTTCTCCAGCTTCAGCAGCTGCACCTGGTCGCCCACGGTGATCGAACCCTCGATGCGGCTCACGCCCGCGGCGTCGTTCGCCATGCCGGCCTTCAGCGACACCACGGTGCCGTCCGGCAGTTCCCACTCCATAGCCCGCAGGCCGCCCGCCTCGCGCGCGAACACGGCGCGATCGACGTGCACACCGGCCTTCGCCAGGCGCCCGCTCAGCCGCTCCACCAGGTGGCGATCGTCGTCCGCGAGGATCGCGAACTGCAGCTCCGGGTACAGCTCGCGCCACTGCGCCATCACGCCGTCGAGGTTCCCCGCGTCGAAGCAGACGACGACGGGCCAGCCCGTGGCCATGTGGGCGCTGGCCCCACTCGCGTAGCCTTCGGCGAAGGCGAGCGGCTTGTCGGGCGACACCTCGCCGATGAGGTGGAAGCGGCCGGCCTTGAGCATGCCGCTGCCGAACTTCTTCTCGCCGTCGCCGCTGATGTACTGCAGGCCCTGCAGCGTGCCGGCCATGTCGCGCACGGGCACGAGCAGCATGTCGCGGAGGAAGCGCACGCCGAACGCGCGCACGCGCTTGCGATCGAGGTACGGATGCGCGCCCTCCTCCCGGCCCTTGGCCCACAGCCGCTGCGCTTTCTCGGCCGCCGCAACGGCGTCGGACTGGCGCGCCTCTTCAGCTGCTTTTTCAGCCGCCTTGCGCTGGGCCTGCCATTCGGCGCGCTCCGCCGGCGACCAGTCGCTCGCGGACGCCTCGACGGTGTAGGTGTCGCCGCGCCATCCGAACGAGCCGGTGATAAAGACGCGCCCGGTCTTTCCGGTGAACTCGAAGAGCCGTGCCCAGGCGCTCTTCTTCACCTTCTTCTCGTCGGGCGGTCGCCAGCGATAGAAGCCCTTGAACGCCTGCGTCAGGTCGGCGCGCGCCGGCAGCCCGATGCCCACCGCGGCCATCTGCCGCACCACGTCGTCGAGAGAGTTGGCCATCGGTCAGAGGCTGTTGTGTACCGCGCTCTGCGTGGCGCGGCTGGGTCGGGAGGGGGACATGCTGCGGAGGGGGCAGCTACACGAAGTTGGCCCAGCAGGCCGCGAGTGCTGCGCCTGGCGCTGACGTGTCAGCGCTAGTTGGGCGGAGGTACAGGGCCATCGGCCTGTTGATGCCCTCCACGCGGGCGTACTCGTTGTGCCGCACCAGCTCGCCAGCGCGCTGCATGTCGCGCACGGCCTGCCGCGCCTCGCCGAAGCCTACGCAGGCTCTCGACGCGAGGTCGCGCCAGGTGAACGGCGTGGCCATGCGCTCGGACGCGGCGCTGAGCGCCTCGCGGATCTCGCCGCGGGGTCGCATCAGCCGGGCCTCCGTGTGAAGGTTGGGTGTCCCAACCCGTGGCAGACTTTCGTCACCACAACTCCACCCACGACGGGAGGGACACCCATGAACGAGACACTATTCCACAACCACCGCGGCGCCCTGTGGGCGTTGAGAGAAGTTGTCATCGCGCTTGCCCGCCAGAACCCGCAAGCCGCTGCACAAGGGCTCGAGAATGCCGCGCAGCAGCGCGAGCTGCTCGTCGCAAGTAAGCAGCCAGAAGCGTTCCTGCAGGGAATCGATGTTGAGATTGCCGCGCTGACGAAGGCGTTGAACCTTTGACCTGCCACGCGTAGAGGTCCGCGAACAGCGGATCCAGCCCAAGCTTTCCATCGGCGATCGCTGCGCGCACCTCTGCGGGTGTCAAGAACGATTGGGCAACCATGATGCGTCGGCCCGCGTCCGTTGTGGCGTCGACGCGGTCAGCACGACGACGCCCGAGGCGAAGTCGCCCGGCGAATGAACACGCGCTCGCGCGTGCCTTACGCCGCATCCCGCTTCCCCTTCGCGTTCTGGTTCACGAAGTCGGACAGCAGCGCCTGCGAGGCCGCGACCAGCTCGCCGATCTGGCGCTGCACCTGCTTGAGCTCGTTGTCGCTGATGACGCCGTCGGCGGCGCTCAGCGCTGCGGCCTGCACCACGTCGTTGAACTCCTTCGACATCGCGGCGAGGTGGCTGATGGTCGACTCGGGCGCGCCGTCGAGGTTCGGCAGCGGCATCGCGATGTGGCCCAGCCGTGCGTTCATCGCGTGGAGCGCGCGGAAGTCTCCGGTGATCTCCATGATGCGAATCGCGTCCTCGACGCCAGCCTTCGCCGCGCTGCCGGCCGGCGGCCGCACCTCGTGGCACAGCGACGTGCCTCGCTTCCCCAGTCGCTGGGCCAGCGCCTCGGCCCCGCCGTCGAAGTCGTGCACCGTGTGGTACAGCGCGTCACGCACGCTCATGCTCATGACAGCCCCTTGCTCGCGTTGTGATGGAAGTTCGCAGGGCCGATCCCGATGATCGCGGCCATGCAGTTGAATGAAGTTCAGACCAGGTGGGCGTCCTCAAGCAGCTTTGGCCGCTTCGAGGACCTCGCGCTCATGCAGGTGCAGGATTCCAAGCCCAAGGGCGTACGAGATATTCGTCGTCTTGCCGCGCGAGAGGTCGCTCACGAACGCCTGGGACACGCCCAGGTGATCGGCGACACGCTTCTGCGTCCAGCCCTTCTCTCGCAGTTCCGCGAGCAGCTTCTTCCAGTCCAAGGTCGGTCCTCCAGACATCGATCCATCGATATCTTAGCCATCAGTCCATCGATTGACAATATCGGCACACTGATTGGGATGGATAGAAGTCGCACTCCTTTCGGTCAACGCATGCTCCAGGCGCGCAAAGCTGCCAAGCTTTCGCAGCCCCAGGTGGCCGAGGCATTGAAGGTTGCGCAGAGCACAGTTGCCCACCTCGAGAAGGCTGCGGCTGGAAGCCAGCGCACTGCCGAGTACGCTGCCCTCTACAACGTCGATCCGACCTGGTTGGCCACGGGCGACGGAGAGGCACCGGGCAGCCGCACCGTGGCGGCCGAGCCGGCTCCTGCTGGACGCCCACTCGTGCTCACGGATCCAGCGGAGGTCGACCTGGTGCTGGCCTACCGCGACTTGCTGCCTGAAGACCGCGCGGCGTTCGCCAAGGAAGTCACAGATCGAGCCGAGAAAATGCGCCGGCACGCCGAGCTGGTGTTGCAACGTGCGGGCCTGCAATCGAAGCTGCGGAACGGAGACTCACACAGGGAGGAATGACATGCTCAGATCCGTCGCAGTGGCGACACTGGTGGGCTTGGCGGGCTGCCAAGCTGCTCAGATCAGGCACCCGCAGGGGGACTTCAAAGTAGTCTCTGAAGGCCGCGTGGAAGCTGTGAAGGTTGGCCTCGTCGCTGACTGCATCGCAGACGACTTCAAAACGTTCAAGTACTCGCGTCGCTCGGACCGCACGCGCATCGACTTGGCCGACAACGCGGTGCAGATCACGCTCTCGGCCGACATCTTCGACTCCGGCCGCGTGGTCCTGTACGAGAGCCCGAACCTCTTCCTGATCCCTCTGGACGCCCACAAGGCCGCCTTCGAGCGTTGCGTGAAGTCGCCGCCGCCCTGAATGGCTCCTGACTGTGAAATTTGTTGCGGAGCGCTCGCCGCACGTAACGGCTCGCCCACAAATATCGATGGACCGTTGACAACAAATATCGTTTTACTGATACTGCGCACCGTTGACCCATCGGTCCCGGAGCGCACATGCACACGTCCACCGCCACCAGCAGCAGCCCCGCCTCCCGCACGAAACGCCGTGTAGCCGGGCCGCCCCGGTCGTTCGAGCGCATCAGCACAGAGCCGCCCATCGTCGGCACGCGCATCGCAGGCAATCGCTTCGACTCCGAGTTCTGCCCGATCTATGGGACGGGCCGCAGCAGTTGCTTCGGGGAACTCGGCCCGTTCAATTGGTTCCGGTCGCATGGACAAGACTTGTACCTGCCCTCCGACACCTGGACGGTGGTGAGCGACACGTGCGGCCGCATGAGCCACTTCCACGCCGTCATCGACGACTTCGGCAACCTCGTGGCGGTCCCGCGATGAGCTTCGAGCCCATCTGCTGGTTCCTCCACGACTCGGTGACGGCCACCGTGGGCCGCCGCATCGTCGCCTCGCTGTCGCTCGTGACCGCGTGCGCTGCGGTCGTGCTCGCCTTCGTAGGTGCAGCATGAAGCACGCCCATTGGCCTTTCCTGCCGCAGCCCGACGCGGACACGCAGCGCGCGCTGAACAACATCCATCATGTGTGGCGCCGCCAGAAGTACGGCGCCGCGGCGCTCGGCTGCGCGCTGCTGCTGGGCGCATGTGGCGGCAACGACGAGGCAGCGCCGGACCAGGACGGCCCGCCGCCGATCAAGGCGCCCACGTGCCCCGAGCGGAGGACGTGCCTGTGAGCGCGCCCGTGGCCCGCCACTTCCTCGCGGCCTACAAGCTGCGCAACGGCGCGCGCGGGACGCTGGACGTCCTCGCCGCCAGCTCGTGCGACGCGATCGTCGTCGCGCTCGACCTCTTCGGTGACGCGCTCCAGATGGCGAGCGCCCGCCCGGCCTGCCCCGATTCAACCCCGCGGGCGCAGACGCCCGCACGCCCCCGGAGGTGCCCATGAACCAGTTCGCCGACACCATCATGGTCGAGCCCACGAAGGCGGCGCGGCCGCCGGCGCTCACCATCACGATCGGGCCGCCGATCGACTTGACGCCCGACCAGGTCGAGCACGTGAAGCAGCACGTCACGGCGAACAAGGAAGGCATCCGCGCGAGCCTCAAGCCGCGACAGATCGCCGCCGGCGCCGCTCAGACCCGTCTCGAAACGCAGGTCGAGCACGCGTGGCAGTCAGGCTTCCGCGAGGGCTTCACGGAGGGCCGCGTGGGCGATCGCTTGCGCACCTGGTTGTGGGGCGCGGCCACCGGCGTCCTCGCCGGCGCCACCCTCGCCCTCGCCTGGCCGCTGGTGGGCTGACATGCACACCGCCGCCCGCCCCGTGGCCCACCACGCACGCGCTCAGCTGCCGCTGGTGCCCGAGCCGCAGCTGCCTCTGCTCGAGTTCGCCGTGTGGGGCGAGCTGATGCGCCCGGCCGAGCTGCGCGTCGCGGTCGACAAGAGCGTGCACGTGATCGTGCGCCTCCGCCAGAAGAACGACCGCCTGCCCTTCGTGGCCATGCGCCACGCGCCGGAAGCCGAGGCGGCATTCATGCGCGACCTGGTCGCGCGCCTCCCCGCCGGCACGCCCGTCGTCGTCCGCTTCCGCGGCCTCGAGGTGGCGCAGCACGACGGCGACTACGTGCTGCGTGCGGTCATCTGCGACGACCTGGCGCGCGCGAACTTCATCCCCACCCACCCGGAGCAGCCATCGTGACGCTGAACCCACCCGAGGCCCTGCAGTTCTCGCCGCTGGCCCAACGGCAACAGATCGAGTTCCGTGACGGCTCGCAGCTCGTGCTGCACCCGCTGTTCGACAACGGCACGCCGCTGCCCTACCACCGCGCGATCCACATCCCCGGCAAGGCGCCGATGGTGGTGGACCTGCGTCACGCCGCGCGCCAGCTCGGCGAGGACATCTGCACAGCCCAGGAACGCGACATCCCGGGCTTGGTACGGTACACGCTGCGGCACTCCGCCCCGAACGCGCAGACGGTGCTGCAGCGGCTGCTGTCGAACAGCAAGCGCCTGCGCAGCGGGAGGGCACTGGTATGACCTGGATGCTCACGCGCACCGGCGCCAACATCGACCTGCGGTACATCCGGCAGGCAGACATCAGCGTGCTCGACATCGCGCACGCGCTCGCCCAGCTGAACCGCTTCACCGGCATGGCCTCGCGCCCGTACTCCGTGGCCGAGCACAGCCTGTTCGTCGAGCAGCTGCTGCGGCATGCGTGCGTGACCGACCCGCACGTGCTGCAGGCCGGGCTGATGCACGACGCTCACGAGGCCTACTTCGGCGACATGAGTGCGCCGCTGAAGCAGATGCTGAACCAAGCCACGGCCGGCGGTCTGAAGCTCGAGGAGCGCCGGATGCAGATGGCGGTGATGGACGCGTTCAAGCTGAAGACGCCCTTCCACACGGCCAGCAAGCAGATCCACTGGGGCGACATGTCCGCGCTCAGCAGCGAGCGCCTGGCGCTGATGCCCGAGCACGACGTGGTGTGGCCCTGCACGCTGGAGTTCCCGCCCTTCACGTTCAAGGACTTCGCCGCCGACGGCGCCCACTCCTGGACCTACTGGCGCGACCGCTTCCTGCAGCGTTTCGTCGAACTCAACGCGGCGCGCGAAGCGCACGCCGCGGCGATACCGCGGGCACACCCCGCCTGACCCTTTTCGGGCGACACCAGCCAGCCGGTCCTCAGGTTTTCCTCCCTGACCGTACGAGCCCGGCCGACCCTCGAAAGGGGCGCCCTCTTCTTCAACCACAACCGAGGCAACACGACATGAGCATGCCCAAGTTCCGCACCCTCGCGGAGGTCTTCAACAACCTGCACGGCGGCGCGTTCGCGCAGGAATGCATCGACGAGCTGAAGGGGCTGGTGAAGTCGGTCGACGAGACCGGCAAAGCCGGCAAGCTGACCATCACCGTCGCCATCAAGAAGGCCGGCGCCGCGCTGCAGATCGACGCCGCGGTGACCGCGAAGAGCCCGGAGGTGAAGCCCGACGGCGACCTGCTGTGGTCGACCCCCGAGGGCTTCCTCACCCACCAGAACCCCAACCAGCGCAGCCTGGACCTGCAGGACGCCACGGCGCCCGCGAAGGTCCTGGCCGGCTGATCCACGTCCACCACTACGAAAGGAGCCCACGTGAGCAACCCGATCCCCGGCCAGCCGGCCGCCCTGCCCCAGCCCGAGAACATCGCCGCCACGCTCGCCCGCGAGCTGCCGAAGCCGCAGGTGATCTTCGCGCAGACCACCGAGAACGAGGACAACGCCGTCACGCACATCGCGCTTCCGAAGGGCATGCAGCTGCAGGCCATCGACAACGAGCTGCTGCTCCCGCATCCGCGCCGGGCCAAGGGCGTGGCCGTGTTCGCCGACATCGACAGCTTCGTGCGCTACGTGCTCGACCACAAGACCGAGGCCACCGTGGTGTGGTGCAACTTCAACCCGCAGACCTTCGCTCTCGCCTTCACCGCCGTCATCGACGACCACGAGCCGCGCTTCCCCGGCTGGCGCGGCCACCGCGCGGTTTTCAGGCCGACGATGGCGGCGGAGTGGACCACCTGGGCGAAGAACAATCGCGAGGCCATGTCTCAGGTCACGTTCGCCGAGTTCATCGAGGCCAACGAGAACGACGTGCACGCGGCCGACGGGCTGCCGACGAGCCTGCAGATGCACGCGCTCGCCACCGAGTTCGTCGCCCGCCAGGACGTGGCGATCAAGTCCGTGGTGCGCCTGCAGAGCGGCGGCGTGCAGCTCAACTACATCAACGACGCGGACAGCGGCACCACTGAAGCCATGCGGGTGTTCGAGCGCTTCGCCATCGCCATCCCCGTGTTCTGGACCGCGCCCGAAAGCGGCGAGACGCCGGCCTCCGTCAAGGCCTACCGCATCGACGCGCGCCTGAAGTACCGCTTCGCGAACGCCAAGGTCACGTTCCACTACGAGCTGATCCGGCCGGACCACGTCCACCAGAAGGCCGCGGTGGAGGTGCTCGAGGACATGCGCACGCGCCTGGTGGATGTGCCGCTGTTCATGGGCGAGTTCCAGGGCTGAGGACGGATTCGATGCTGACCCCGCAATACGTTCTGCCGCTCGCGCACGAGCTCGTCGTTGACCTGTTCGCGGGCGGTGGCGGGGCCAGCACCGGCATCGAGCAGGCCATCGGCCGGCCCGTCGACATCGCGGTGAACCACGACCGGGAGGCAGTGAGCCTGCACGAGGCGAACCACCCGCAGACCCGGCACTTCTGCGAGGACGTCTTCAAGGTGGATCCGCTGTCGGTGGTCGGAGACCAGCGCGTCGGCCTGCTGTGGGCCTCCCCAGACTGCAAGCACTTCAGCAAGGCGAAGGGCGGCAAGCCGGTGTCGAAGAAGATCCGCGGCCTGGCCGGCGTCGTGATCGAGTGGGTCAAGCGCCTGAAGCCCTTCGAGCAGCACCCTCGCGTGATCCACCTGGAGAACGTCGAGGAATTCCAGACCTGGGGGCCGCTCCTGAAGAACGACCGGCCGTGCCCGCGCCGCAAGGGGCGCACCTTCCAGCACTGGGTGCAGCAGTTGCGCGCGCTGGGCTACAGCATCGAGTGGCGCGAGCTGCGCGCATGCGACTACGGCGCGCCCACCATCCGCAAGCGTCTGTTCATCATCGCGCGCTGTGACGGGCTGCCGATCGTGTGGCCAGCGCCGACGCACGGCCCCGGCCTGAGGCCGTACCGGGTGGCGGCAGACTGCATCGACTGGTCGATCCCGTGCCCGTCCATCTTCGAGCGGGATCGCGAACTGGCGGCGGCCACGCTGCGCCGCATCGCCCACGGCATCAAGCGCTACGTGCTGGAGAGCGCGAAGCCCTTCATCGTGCGAATCGGACACACCGGCCACGGCGACGGCGGCAAGGCGCGATCGATCGATGAACCCCTGTCCACGATCACCAGCAAGGCCGAGCACCTGCTGGCCTTGCCGACGCTGGTACAGACCGGCTACGGCGAGCGGCCCGGCCAGGCGCCGCGCGTGCCCGGCCTAGACAAGCCACTCGGCACGTGTGTGGACGGGCAGAAGCACGCCCTCGTCGCCGCGTTCCTCGCCAAGCACTACGGCGGCAACGAGACACCCGGCTGGCCGCTCGACAAGGCGATCAGCACGATCACCACGCAGGACCATCACCATCTGGTCACGTCGCACCTGCTGACGAACACGACCAGGCATGCTGGCGGCCCGACCGATGCGCCGCTGCACACGGTGACCACCGGCGGCCACCACGCCGAGGTCCGCGCGCTGCTGCTGAAGTACTACGGAACCGACCAGGACCCGCAGCTCGGCGAGCCGCTGCACACGGTCACCACGAAGGATCGCTTCGGCCTGGTGACCGTGCACGGCGAGGACTACTTCATCGCCGACATCGGCATGCGCATGCTGCAGCCTCGCGAGCTGTACCGCGCCCAGGGGTTCCCCGACAGCTACGTGATCGACCGCGGCGCGAACGGCAAGCCGCTGTCGAAGGCCGCGCAAGTCCGCATGTGCGGCAACAGCGTGTGCCCGCCGCTGGCGCGGGCCATCGTTGCGGCGAACTACGCCGAACAACAGGTCATGCGGGAGGCCGCGTGACCGACAAACACACCTCGGTGGATCAACCGCGCTCTGAGCGCGGGCGTGAAGTCATGGCGCCGGAGGCGTGCGAGAGCGCTGCCGGCCGAGGCAATAACGTTGCGCCTGCTCTCGCCACGCTCCCCCAACACCCCAGCCCGGTCGGCGGACCCATGGGCGCAGGGCAACCCGCCGCCGCGGGCCCCGCTGGAGAGACGCGATGACCGACACCTGGAAGCTGGTGCCCGTCGACCCGACCGACGAGATGCTCGAGGCCGGCGCGCTGGCCCACCACCAGTCAAAGTGCCACGACTTCGAGGGTCCCATCTCCGAAGCCTGGGCGGCGATGCTCAACGCCGCCCCTCCCACCCAGCCCGCGCAGGCGGATGAGGTGGAGGAAGCGCGAAACCTCGTGCCCACGCTGAAAGCGATGGTGCGCAATTACTCGGACGGCCACCGCTGGGACCACCTGGACGCCGAGGCCGTAGAGAAAGCCGCACGCCTCCTCGCCGCCCTCACGCCCCGCCCCGCCGCGCCCCTGGCAACTGATGCGAGGGTGATGCCTGCGCGTTCGCATTGCCAGAACGGCGGTGACGTGTGCCTCGCCGGCAACCGCGACCCCCGGCACGTTTGCTGCCCCGAGGACTCGTGCGACATCGACGACGGCGTGCGACCCAATCCCCTCGCCGCCCAACCGGCAGCAGTCGAGGTGCAACGCCCCGCCCCGGCAGAGCAGCCCGAGCGGGAGGCGGTGGAGGCCGACCTGCGCGAGCTTGAACGCCTGTCGTGGCGCATGGGCGGTCTGTGGGAGAAGTACCAGGGGAAGGGGTGGCCCGACGACGAGGGCGACCTGTTCGTGAAACTGCGTGACGAGACGGTACCCGCGCTGCGCGCCAAGCTGCTCGACCTCACCCACCCGGCCGCAACCCAGGCCCAGCCCGCGACGGCGGATGCGGAGGTGCGGGTGCCGCTGACGGATGAACGCGTGTACGAGATCGCGTCCGAATGGGCGGCTGAAGGCAAGAGCGACCCGGCCTGTTGGGAGGCCAGCCTGCATTTCGTTGTCGAGTTCTCGTGCGGCGTCTTCGTCGAGGGCTTCCGGGCCGCCGAGCGCGCCCACGGCATCCTCCCCGCCCGCAGCGAGGAAGGTGAGGCATGAGCAAGGCCGCCTACGTGAAGGCCCAGGGCCAGACCCGCAAGCACCACTGCCACTGGCCCGGCTGCGAGCGCCAGGTGCCGCCGGCGATGTGGGGATGCCGGCCGCACTGGTACGCCCTGCCGCAGGAGCTGCGCGACCGCATCTGGGGCACCTACCGGCCCGGCCAGGAGGTGAACGGAACGCCGGGCCGCGAATACGTCGAGGCCGCCCGCGCGGTCCAGGTCTGGATCGCCCAGCAGCCCGCGCCTCCGGAACAGGGATCGCTCCTGTGAACCGCGCCCGACACGCCCGCCGGACAGCGCTGCGCGCGGCAGGGCTCACCCCCGACCAGGTGCGCGACCTCGCGCTGTGTCACCTCGAGAACCTGGACCAGATCGCCAAGGGCCAGGCCGGCCCCGGCACGTTGTGGCAGTGGGTCGCCGGCATCCTGACCTGGAGCCGGGCCGCGCAGCTGAGCGGCGCGGGCGCCCCCGAGATGGCCGCCCAGCTCGAGGTGGCCCACGGCGTGATCGAGCGGTTCCGTCGCACGGGCCGTGTCGGGTTCAGCGGCACCGAGTACCAGGCGGCGAAGGACGGCGTCGGGTACATGGACCAGATCGCCGAAATCGTCCCCCGGCGCCATGCGATCGCAGCGGCCGAGTGGAGCGAGCGCCGCATCAACGAGATGGCCGCGGGCCAGGAGGCGTGACCATGCCGATCCGACCGGAAAACCGCGCACGCTACCCCAAGGAATGGCCCGCCATCGTCGCGCAGGTGCGCGAGCGTTCAGGCGATGCCTGCGAGGGCTCGCCCGCGTTCCCCGATTGCCGGGCGGCGAAAGGGGTGCCCCACCCGGTGACGGGTTCGCTCGTCGTGCTCACGACGGGCCATCTCGACCACGTCCCCGAGCACTGCGACCTTTCCAACCTTCGGCACTGGTGCCAGCGCTGCCACCTGGCGTACGAGGCCAAACACCACGCGGAGACCCGCTACATGACCCGCAGGGCCCGCGCCGCCACCGAGGAGCTTTTCTGATGAGCCTCCCATATTTCACCGACGCGGAGGTCGACGAGATGTGCGCTGGCCTGAAGCAGCCGGCCGCGAAGATCCGCTTTCTCACAGGGCTGGGCCTTCGCGTGAACCGCAAGCCGAACGGCCAACCCCTTGCCTGGCGCCCCGTCGAGACCGCGGCGGCGCCCGTGGACAATCGCCCCGAGACGCCCCCGGCGTCATCGGACATCGTGGTGGGCCTGCAAGCGTGGGCCCGAGATAGGAAACAGCGTGGGCAGAAGACGCAAGGACGGTGACCCCCTCGGTCTGGCCGGCACTCGGCTGGCATTCAGCCGGGGCCGGTTTTTTTACATCCACCGCGAGGGCAACCGGTGGGAAGACGTCGGCACCGACGTCGAGGCGGCCAAGAAGGCCGCGGCCCGGTACAACAACCCGGGCGACGGGATGGGCACAATGGCCTACTGGTTCCGGCTGTTCCTGGCCGACTTCAAGCTGTTGGTGGCCGCCGGCGCCAAGAGCCAGCGCACGCTGGACGACTACACCGGGTACGCCGCCGACGACGGCCCCCTCGTGGCCGCATTCGGCAAGACCTTCCCCGAGCAGATCACGCCAGGCATGGTGCAGGCGTACCTCGATGCCAACGCGAAGCTCGACCCGCCCCGGCCCGTGCCAGCGAACCGCGAGCGAGCCTTCCTGTCCTCCTGCCTGTCATGGATGATCCGAGGCACGAAGGTGCCCGGGATGGTCGTGAACCCCTGCATGCGGGCGAGCGGGGTCAAGCGCAACCGCGAGACCCAGCGCGAGCGCTACGTGACGCACGAGGAGTACCGGGCCGTCTACGCAGCAGGCAACCGGGCGGTCAAGCTGGCCATGGAGCTGGTCTACCGCACCTTGCAGCGGCCGGAGGTCGACGTGCTGGCCTGGACCCCATCCAACGTGAAGACGAAGGACGGGGGCAAGGTGCTCCGGTTCCGACAGTCCAAGACGAAGAGGCAGATCGACATCGCGCTGGTGGGCGAGCTGGGCGCCCTCGTGGCCGAGGCGATCGGCACGGTGCCGCAGCTGCACCAGCCCATCCTGCACCGTCTCGACGGCGACCCCTACACGTACGACGGGCTGTCGGCGATGCTGAAGCAGGCCCAGAACAAGGTCCGCAAGTCCCACGACAAGAACGGGGGCCCACTGGCGGCCATGGAGTCTTTCGGCCTGCGCGACCTCAAGGGCAAGGGCGCCACCGACATGTGGCTGGCCGGCGTCCCGATCGAGGAGATTCAGCTCCTGTGCGGCCATGCCGACAAAGGGACCACGGAGAAATACATCAAGGCCAGGTGGCGCCAAACCGCCCAGCCGAACGCCACGAAAATCGCCTGA